GGGTTGCGGTTGTCAAGGGGAATAATTTTAATTGCTAGGGGGAAAAGGAAGACCCGACACAGATGCAATGTGGAGTTGCTAGTGTCGGGTCGTGGGGCGCTCTCTTGAAAAGGGCCTCCGGTGTGATTAAAGTGTCTCACATTTTATGCGCATTGTCAACGCGCTTGATTGATGCAGCCAACCTGTGATTCAAACCTATATGGTATATTGGCTATTCATTTTGTGATGTTGATGAGCCTTCATTTTTGCCAGGACCGCGTGTGTTTTATGCAGATCGCAATCACAATACACAGTCGCTTTTCGCGGGTGATTAGGGTCGAGGAATTTCATAACCTCATGTGCAGCCTCTACGCAAGCCAGGGCGGACTCGATAGCATCCACTTTTTCTCGATACGTGAAGTGATTTTTCATCACCGTTTCCCCTCCTCTTCCCTCAGCTTCCAGGACGGCGTCAATTCATGCGGCATTTTCATGGTGCGTACTTCCTGCGTTTCTTCCGCCACTCTTGCTGCGTAGCCCTGAAGCCATATCGACTCCAGGACCACGGTTACCAGCGGTTTCAAGAAGTAACACCAACGCTGCACACTTCCAGGCAGACGGGTATAGAGATCAGTAGGCGCATTCATTCGTAATACACTCCGCCCATAGCACCGCGCACTTTGATCAACCCCAAGTCTTTCAATGCTTGATCTCTAAGTTTCCGTTGTAATTTGGCAGCAGCCTTTTTACGTGCAGTTTTTAATCCTGTCTCACATTCCTCGCAAGTGTTCACGCCGTCGGGTGTTGAAATTTCTTCCATACAATACTTGCAAAATTTCATCGCTGTGCCCTCCACAAGCACAACTTAATACTATCACAACCCCACTTTTATGCAACAAAATAATGCATTTTTCTTACGTTACTTTCGTATGTCACCCACCTATGTCACCTATCCACATCGCGGTCTGGCTGCATACGTTTTCAGGGACAGTGTAAAATTTACACGATTACGAAGGTAACAGTGTAAAATTTACACGATTCGATGGGCAACCGTGTAATTTTTACATATTGAAATCCACCGTTGATCCTGTTAGAGTTATCACTCCTAAGCAACCTATCCGATGTGTGGAGCATCGCGACTTGTGGCACGATCTAAACGGCCTGGACTGACACTCCTACAAATCGAGAGCATCCTTGGTGAAGACTTCGAGTCGCTCGCACAGGCTCGACGCGCCTTGTCTGCCACGCGAACCCGCGTCACAGAGACCAGGAAAGCAACCGAGCGAGCGAAAAAAGACATAGCAAAAACGCGTAAGAAAATCACGCGAACGAAGAACGAGATTAAACGCGATGCGAAACAGGCAGCGAAGACAGCAAAGGAAATCGTCAAGCTAGGTAAGGAGCTGAGGCGTGCAACCAAAGGCACTAAGAAAACTGCAAATAAAGCAACTAACACTAGAAAATCGACTGGAAAATCTGGAAGCAAGGCAAAGCAGCCTGGTCGAAGCGCTGCGACAAAACGCACAAAGACGCGATCAGGTAAAAAGACAGCTCAACGTGTTACAGCAGTACCTAGAGCAGCAAAAACAAAGAATGTAGCGATTTTTCCGCCACGTCAGCGCATATACGAGATGGTGGACTTGCCAGAAGCGCTGCGAACGGCAACCAATAACGAAACACTGGAAGAGTTACGGACCAATGCCGACACTTATCAGGCACTCTTGAGACCAGGTGAAGTATTCGGGGGACTGGTCGGCACAGAGCGACAGGGTGGATACACTTATAAAGCATTCGGAACATTCACTGATTTTCTCGACAATCTCGAACATTACAAGTCATTCTCAGACGTTGGTGACGTACCAGACGCACACAGCGAACTAGAGATTTTCAAGATTATTCGTTTCAAGACACCTGGCCCGACAAGCGTAGAGCAATCCGAGATTGCATGGAAACAGCGCAAAGACGCACAGTTAAAACGGCAAAGAGAGAGACACCAAAAAGTAGAGGCGAAGTCACGTGAGCAAAAGAAGACCATCAAGGAAGCACAGCAAGAGATCAAGCAACTAAAACGCGAAAAACGCGAAGCAATTGAGCGCGAAGAGAAGTTGCGTACGCAGTTGCGTGATGCACAGCAGAAAAAGATGATGGAAGCAGCACGCGTGAAAGCAGCAAAAGCCAAGGAACGGAGGGAAACACTGAAAGCCGCACGTGAATATGAAGCACAGAAAAAGGCAGCCAAGAAACGAGTACCAAAGAGGAAGAAGTGAAAGCACCCAAGCGCGCGAAATTGTATGTGAAAAGTGTTCCGGTACTGGCCTGATTCGCACGCAGAATGCACAAGCTGTACAAAGTTGGGGAGTCATTGTCTGTTGCGAGTGTGGCGGATTTGGAGCGTTTCACGTTGACGAACACGGAGAGATCAGGACATACGTTTTGAGGAAAGGACAGAAACGGGTGAACACATGCGTCAAACGATAGATTTGCCATGCCCACATTGCAACGCGAGACCTGGAGAATTATGTCCGCAGATGATTGACAGAAACGGCAACCGTGATTATTCAAAGGTGTTTCACTTCAAGCGTGTCATTGACGCAATCTCGCTGGACATGAATTCACCGGAACCGGATACAAATGAACATCTACACTCTTGACAGTGAGACAGACCCGTTCAAGGAAGGACGCAGACCGCAAGCATTCGCATGGGGCCTGTATGACGGCACATGGTTTGATCACACATGGGGAGAAGACTGCACGCGTCGCATGATGGATAAACTTTATCAGCGGGAACCGGGGATAGTCTACACACACAACCTTGGAAAATTCGACATCTTTTTCATACTGGAGTACATCGATAAGTCGCGACCTATGCTGATCATCAAAGACCGCATAGTCCAGTGTTACATACGATGTGCCAAGGGATTGCACAAACTCAGAGACAGCCTCAAGATTCTACCGTTTTCGCTTGACACATATCAGAAGACAACGATTGATTACACAAAATTTGAACAGGAAGTGAGACAGGATCACAAAGACGAGATTGTTGCATACCTGAAGGATGATTGTGTCTTCCTGTATCAGTTGTGCAGCGAATTCATCAACACATTCGGACCCGCAATCACCATCGGAACTGCCGCAATGAAGGAATTGAAAAAGTTTCACGACATAGGCGACGTGTTCACATTCGCGGAAGATGATATGATACGTCACAAATACTTTTTCGGCGCACGCGTGGAACGGTACCAGACTGGCGTACATGCGGGGGAGTGGAGATGCTACGATGTAAACTCGATGTATCCGTATGTAATGTCAAGTCTCTACCATCCAATTGGGTTGCCGTCAACGGATGTTTCACTGACGGTGAATGCGAATACTTATTTTATTACTGCGCGGGGATACAGCAGAGGCGCGTTTCCGATCAGAACACCTTCCGGTGTATCATTCCCCCACGCGCAAGACACGTACTCTGTATCGATTCACGAATGGGACGCAGCGAATGAGCTGAAGTTATTCGACTGCGACGAAATCCTGGAGTGTGTCAACTTCAGACACTCAAGGTGCTTCGTCGATTACATCCGCCACTTTTACGGTCTGCGGAAAAAAGCACGAATCGACGGTGACAAGATACATGAGATTTTTTACAAGTATTTGTTGAACAATTCGTACGGCAAATTCGCCATCAATCCGGAGAGTTTCAAGGAATACATGCTGAGCGCTGACACTGCCGACTTGCGCTGGCATGGGTTCACAGTTGCAGAGCTGATTCCCGCATTCAATCTGATCCTGTGGGAGAAGCCCGCTGAGGAATTCAACTATGCAAACATTGCTACAGGGGCCAGCATTACGGGTGCTGCGAGGAGTGTGTTGCTGCGTGCTCTCAATCACTGTGATTCTGCTATGTACTGTGATACTGATTCTATTATTTGTCGCAACCTTCGAGGCGTGGAAATGGATGATGTAGACTTAGGTGCCTGGAAGCTGGAAAAGTCGGGAAATTTGCTTGCAATCGCGGGCCGCAAGATGTATGCTTTATTCGACGGGTCCGCCTGTGTGAAGTACGCGTCTAAAGGTGTGCGCATCACACCTGAACAGATTCGTGCTGCCGCTGAAGGTGCGGTGATCACCTACAGACGTGAAGCACCAACCTACAGACTGGATGGTAGCGTTGATTGGTTGACGCGGAGAGTGAGATTAGTATGAAAGGTGGCCCATGCCAAGCACATTTCTAGGATTGCGCAACGTAGGGAAAAAGCAAACCGGAGAGAAGCAGTCAAAAGCTACGCTAAGCTGGCAAGTGGGAATCGTGACCGCTGACGGCGTGGCTGCAACACAGAATGTGCCTGGTATTGGCGCGATAAGCGGATGGGAATTCACGCTTGACCCTGGAAGTGTTCAATCCAGCTTCACTTTTGGTGACGTGAAAACCATACAGGCTGCGGTACAGCGTGCCTTGTCACAGATTCAGGACGCGACTCACGGATACTTTGCAGGGCGCACGTTTCTGTACGTTGTTTCGACAGGCCAATTGTTTGAGTTTTACAAGCAACCAATTAGCACAGGATTCGCGGACACTGGCGGATACACTGTCCAGAATTCCATTGTGCCCTGCGACGCGTTGCAGCCTGGCATTATCAAGGTGTTCATTGAGGCCGACACACTTAACGGTGCGCTCGTTGCACCTGGAAACATGGCACAGACAAACGTCGCAATCACGCTGTTCAACTATGACGTTGCTCCGGTGTCTCTATGAATAGCAGGATGGCGGAATTACTCGCAAAGCAGGCGGGAAAATTGCTTGGAACATCCGAGACGCAAAAGGTTGACGGCGAAGAACAGCCGCACACTATGCCGCCGTTTGTGGCGTCTATCCTCGCGGGGTTTGGCATCACTCCAGCATCGATAGAAGAGTATGCAAATGTTTTGAAGAATGCGTTTCTCGAAACGCGTGCAGACATTGCCGACATGCGAGCGCGGCAGATCACGATGGAACAAAAGTTGAACGAGATTGAACATAACATCGGTGCTTTGCAGGCGGAGCAGTACCCTGATTTGGAAACCCCGTTTCAAGTTGTGAGTGCAGACAATGGCCGATGAACCTGAAAATCAACCCGTAATCGACGAGGAAGTGGCATGGCTAGAGCAACGTTTGGCCCAACAGGACGAAAAATTATCGTCAATGACGGTCCTTTTGTCGAAGTTGGTGGAGAAGTCGGAGAGAACGGAACAGCCGATACACCTGACAGCAGAACAAATGGAGACGCTGAAAGCACTGCTGGAGTCGAGCACAGGGAAGACAGCGGAGAAACTGGAAGCGATTTTGTTGAAGCTGGAGAAACCATCCGAGCTTCCGGATACGTCGAACCGGGAACCATTGCCGAACCCAAACGGCCTAGACTCAACAAGGACGGCACACCCAGAAAACCGCGTGGATACAACAAATCATCAAAGCAATCAAGCGCCGCGCAAGCGAGTACCAACGTCCTATCGACCAATCTGACAAAAATTCTGTTGAGTATGCACATGATGGGTGCAGCACTCTTGAGTGAACCCACTTTAGAGATCACAGAAGATGAGGCGGAGTTACTAGCGGAAGCTGTCAAGGAAGTCGCAAAAGCATACGACTTTACACAGATTTTCAACCCACGCGTGCAGGCGTTGATTGACCTTGGATTGGTTGTCATGACGGTACACGGACCGCGCGTGGTGAAGATATACCATAAGCACTCACACAGACAAGGCAGCGTAACTGTGATGCGTCCAGCGCAGACGGGTGATTGATGCCTGTAAAATCCATCAATCTTCCTACCGAGGAAGACCGTACACTGATCATCGGTCCTACCGGCAGCGGCAAGACGTACGCGGGATTGTGGCTGCTCTCAATGATGCCTGTGGATCAGATGCCCTGGATTGCGATTGATTACAAAGGCGAGGAAAAGTTACATGGGATTCCTTACGTGCAATACCTGCGTATTGGTGACATTCCGAGTGAACCTGGAGTGTACATCGTGCAGCCATTGCATACTCAAGTGACAGAGATGGAAGATTACTTAATGTCAATATGGGAGCATACAGGAATAGGACTCTACATTGACGAAGGAGCAATGCTCGCAAAATCGGACGCATTGGACATCATTTTGATCCAGGGAAGATCGAAGCACATTCCGGTGATCATGTTGACGCAGCGTCCGGTTGACATTTCGCGCTACGCATTTTCTGAAAGCCAGTTCAGAATGCTCTTTCCGAATGATGACAGACGTGAGCAGAAAACTGTATCAGAATTCATGCCATTGTTTCGTGAACGTAATTCTGGCGACGATGAGATACCCAGGTTTCATAGCTACTATTACGAAGTCAAGGAGCGACAGCTCGATAGACTGGCACCTGTACCTAAGCTGGAAACCATTTACTCGACTTTCGCGCGGAAGCTGAGACCGGATGAACCGGAGCGGACCGAAACCGAATCGATGTCCCCGGCAAACATCAAAGGAATCCGCTACGTTTCAATCTGATTTTGCTTGACATCCCACCCGTCCAGGTGTATGACTGAGACACAGTGTAATTTTTACACGGTCCTGGGGTAAAAGCATGAATGAGAACATCATAGCCTGGAATGTCCCCAACTGGGTGACAGTCATTCTCATGGCATCAATCGGGTTTTTCATCGTGGGTGTTGTGCTCAAGTGGAAGCAGACCAAGGCCACGGTGAAGACCACGAACACAACCGTCGCGCAGAGTTTACCTGGATAAGCACACATCATGCAAATTGTCAACACAAAAATTTTGTTTCATCCGGTTAATTGGCTGATCATTCTCTTGATGCTGACCATAGCCGGAATTTTTGGTCACCTGCTGCTGACACTTCTCGACCAGGAACCGGCAACCGCTGGTCCCCCTAACGGTCTGCCAGCAGGGTACCAGCGTAATCCGACAGGCACAAATTGACGCGGTGTCTTTGACACCGGGAAACGGACACACAAAATGTCATCCGATGCGCGCTTCACAACTGACGATCTAGCGAAACTCAATGATCTGTGGACAGATTTTCAGAACAGGAAACCAAAGGACACAAAAGACGAAAAACTCGTAGAGATTGGTCCGACCACAACCGTCACCGGCAGCGTGGCTGAAGACAAGGACGTTGTCGAAACGCCTGGTATCGGAACACAGGCACCGAGTCACTCAGTAGCTTAATTTGTAAACCGCACCTGCGGACTTCATTTTGAAAAGGAATTGACCAATGTCAACGAATGCACAACCGGCACCCGCGAATCTGACAGACGCACAGGCAACGAAGATTCTCACGGCGAAAGCCTTGACCATGCGGCAGAACATCTATTCTGCAACCATCTTTCCTCCATCTAATCCAGTCATTACCAATCTGATTCCGAGAAACGTTGGCATTATCAAGCGCTTCGTGGTGGAGATTGTGGGAACACTCACCAATGGTGCGGGTGGGACGGCAACGCTGACAGACACAGGACTGGCAAACCTTATCTCGAACGTCACATTCTACGATTTGAACAACAATCTGCGCATCAACACAACCGGGCTGCATCTGATCCTGTTGAGCACGTTCAAGCGCCGTCGTCCGTGGGCTGCGACGGGGCAGTTCAACACGGTGAATACAACTCTGACAAACAATTTGTCACAGATGTTTTCGGTTGCTCCCGCAACATGGCCTGTGCTGGTAGCACCCGCAACCATTGCGGCAAGCACAGCGGCAACGGTTCGCGCAGTATTCGAGATTCCGATTGGGTATTCTGATTCGGACCTGCGCGGTGCGATCTTCGCGAACGTCATCAACTCAACGATGAATTTGCAGATTACTTTGAACGCTAACGCGATGGTTGGCGGTGGCGATTACACCTATGCGGTATACCAGGGCAGCGCTGGAACGTTCACATCGGCAACCGTCAATGTGTACCAGGAGTATCTCGATCAGCTTCCGGTTAACCCGAAATCCGGCACACTGATCCTTCCATCAACGTCGCTCGCGACAGTGTATGAGCTGAAGAACACAAATCTGCAAGCGATCACGGTGAATCAGGATTTTCCAATCCCGTTCTCTAACTTCCGTAGCTTCCTGTCAGCACTGCTGATCTACAATAATTCTGGCGGCGCAACTGGACGCGCGTATGGGACAGACATCAATTACTTCTCGCACACAACCGCCAATTTCACCAACATTTTCAAATACGATCCGCTGTACAATGTGCTGCTGTCACGCGAGATCATCGAAAGTGACCTGCCAGCGGGAACCTATTATTTCAACTATCGCAAACAACCTGTCTGGACGACACAGTACGGCAATCAACAAATCAACATCAATGCATCGACGGCGGGCGCTGGCGCGTACGCACAGGTGATGTGGGAAGACATGGCACTGCAGAACACATTGACGGGCGGGTCTTCACTCCCGGCATAAACACGTCTCACGTAAGTGGGATACAAGGCAAACCTGGGGAGTATCGAAACTCGGTGCTCCCCGATTCTTCTGAGATGACATGAACAAAAACGGCCTTTTGACAAAGTTGTTTTCGTGGGGGACCAGCGCGAGTTTCTCCGACACAACCATCAATGTATGGTTGTACGGCCTTGCGCTGGTCCTTATCCTTGCGTTTCTGTGGAGCACAGTGATTCGTGCCCTGATCCGCGAAACAGTAACAGCAGTCTAACGCATACGGGGAGAGACAACGTGAAAAGCTGGCATTGGGGAATCATCATTGCAATCGCACTTGGGTATGCTCTTGGGTTGTACTTTCCATCATTCGGGAATTCGCTCAAGTCGAAAGTGGGTCTCTAGCACAGACGGGTGTTTCTGGTATTGGGAGCACAACACGTGAGTCAATCATCTGTCATTGCCGCATTTTTGTTGATTGGGTTCATTGTGTTTATCACTGCGCGCGGACAGTTGCCAGCATACCTGGCGGTGCTTGGAATTTCGACAGCGGTACAGAGCGGATCATCTGCAAGTGGGACGGGGAAACTCGCAGACCTTGAAAGTTTCGGGGGAATCTAATGCCATTTCTGTTTCTCGTTCTAGGAACGGTGATGGTTGTGTCAGCCGCACGAAACACGCAGACGCAATTGATTGGATTGCTGAAGTCGGACTTTACAGGAAAGGGTAACTTCATCTACTGGCTAATCTCCATCCTGGCAATCGGTGCGGTAGGTTACATACCTGACCTGAAGCCAGTTTCGAGAGCATTCCTTGTACTCGTGGTGATTGTGTTGATTCTCAAAAACGGGGGAGTCTTCACACAGTTTCTTCAGGCGATCAACGGAACACAATCTGTCAACGCGCAACAATCGTCGCAAGGAACGAGCAGATTGACAACACAACAAACGACACAAAACGCGACACCGAATTCGACAACAGATTCTCTTGATGATCTTGGGGAACTGGCAGCGTTAGCATAACAGGAGAGCAATTATGGGCAATTCACTGGTCAACTCACTGGTAACAGTCGCACTCGCAATTGTGGGGGTTGCCATTGTTGCTGTACTTGTTTCAAAAAACGCACAAACCGGGTCCGTTTTGACATCGGCGGGCAAAGCGTTTTCTGGAGCGCTCTCGACAGCGGAAGCACCCGTGACAGGTTCGGGCGGTTTGTCTGGCTTCCCTGGCGGCGGCGGTGACTATCTGCAACCCTAAGACGATGACAATTGATCTAACAACGGTTTTGGTTGCGGCTGCATCGTCGAGTATCAGCGGGATTGCCGCATTCATCAAAAGCTGGCTTAACGGCAGAAAACTTAAAACCATTCACGTTGAGATGAATGGAAGATTTACAGAGCTGTTGAACCTTACAAGGCAACAGGGATTTGAAGCTGGTCAGAAATCCGAGCGGGAGAAAAACGCGTGAACTGGAAAGGCTGGCTTTATACCCTTGTTTCATACTTCATCGGCGGTGCGTCGAGCGCACTTGCTGCTGCGTTAGCTCTACCGCAGGATGTAAACTGGACCGCTGCGGGGTTGACTAACGCCTGGCATGTGGCCTTTATGGGTGGTCTCGTTCCGGCACTCATCTACTTGAAGCAGTCACCCCTCCCACCTTCCACAATCGTCGAATCGGCAACCGTAACAAAAACTACCACACTGGAGTAGATACAATGGCATCCTTCAACAGCATTTTAAGTAACATCGGAAAAGGATTGAAAACATTTTTCACCGGAGCAGCGAAGATTGCACAGGTTGCCGAGCCGTTGGTTGACCTGGCATTGCCCGGTATCGCTGCGTTGTATAACACAACCGTCAACGCGGTTGTCAATGCAGAGACGGCAGCAATAGCAGCGGGTGAACAGAGTGGAACCGGAGCGCAAAAGCTACAGACTGTCATTGCGGCGATTGAACCTGTGTTCACACAGTATGCAGAGCAAACCGGCATCCCGACCGCGCAACGTGCGGCGGCGATTGAGGCGTGGGTCAATGCTGCGGTTGCGGGGTTGAATGCAATTCCGAGTGGAACACAACCGTGATGCTGACACTTGTACAGGCAATAGCGCGCGAGGAAGGATGGGGGATTGCTGGCGACATCCCCACGCGTGACAATAATCCTGGCGATATTGACGCTGGATCATTTGCCAAATCGCAGCCTGGCTATACGGGCGAAGCTGGACGGTTCGCGACATTCGACAACCCCGCTGACGGCATGGAAGCGTTGCGAAAACTGCTGAACGAATTTTACATTGGAATGACTCTTGAAGATGCGCTGAACAAGTATGCTCCTCCGGTAGAGAATCAAACCAATGCATATATTGCGAACGTATCGGAGTGGACAGGCTTAACAGCACAGGACGTGTTGACTGAGGAAAACATAGGATGAGAGTGCAGAAGCAAATCCCGCGTCAGGTCAACCGGATGAATCCGAGCATTCGCTATCATCAGGGTCCGATTCTCACCAATGGTGCGCTCGAATTTGTGTACGACAAGCCTGTTGCATGGCCGCTGTACACGATGTGGGGACCGGGAATTCTGACGCGGCAACAGTTCGACATACTTGCGGGACCGCAACTGCGTGTTGACCTTGCGTTGACAAAGGCACCGATTGTAGGCGCCGGTTATCCCGCGTCGAGTACGGAATTTGAAGCGCTTATTGCACAATCAAACGAGGAACAGTAGATGGGGAAGATCGAAGAGTTTATAAAAAAGCACCCTTTCGCTACCGGAGCAATTGTGCTCATTGGCGGATTCATCTTCATTATCATTCTTCGCGGTGGATCGTCTTCGTCTTCCTCATCCGGTACCTCTGGACTCGCACAGGCAACTGAACAGGAGCAACAGTTACAGGCGGCGGAAGGTGAGCAGAATGCACAACTCACAGTCCAATCCAATGCACAAACGCTGGCAGCGCAAGCACAGAATGAGCAGACATCCGCAAGTCTATCAGCCGCGAATGAACAGACAGATGCGCAGTTGGTTGCAGCACTCGCACAGAATCAAACGAATGCACAGACGGCTGCATTGTCGGCGGAAGTGTTAGACAATCAAAATTCTCTGGAAGCGTCTGTGACAAACAATCAAACCAACGCGGAATTGGCAGCACTCGAAAACACTAACCAAGTGACAAACACACAGACGGCTGCACAGTTGAGCATCGCACAGATTCAGGGTGCCTTGTACGGGTCACAGATTGCTGGCGATACGCAACTGGAAGGCGAGCAGTTGAACGATGAATACAACATCAACAGTCAAGTGGTGGGTGAAGTTGGTGCGGCCGGATTGAATCACGGAACATCACAGCTAGAGGACACACTCGCGGGAATCCTTGGGGATGCGGAAGGCGAGGAAGGGTCCGCGTCAACAGCATTCGGTGCGAGTGGATCAATCGGAGTATCACAGGCTAACAACTCATCGAATGCTGCATCGATCATTAACAGCATCGGAAACCTTGGAACCAAAGTTGTCAGCGCGCTATGAAAAAGACATACAAAGAGACTGTGCGGGAGTTACGCCAATTGGGATTGGGAATTCCCACGGAGTATGAATACAAAATTGATCCACAACGGTACTGGAGCGTAATAGAGGCGCCTTACTTGCATGGCATTTTCTGACAAGGAAAAAACGATACTTTCCGTTGTGGGTGGCGTTGCGTCACTTATCATCGGGTATCTTATTTGGAGACATGAGAACGCAATTCAGGCACAGGAAAATGCTGCGAACACGCAAGCGCAGAATGACGCTAACGCACAACTCGTTCAACAGTTGGAAGAGTCTTCCGCGTACGGTGCATCGACTCCGCAAGTCTACGGATCAACAACTTCCGTTCCGCCCGTCGAGGAAGATACGAGCGGAGAAGTTGACACAACAGGTGATTCGGATTCGGGTATTGCATCGATTCTTTCCGCGTTTTTTCCGCAGGGAACACAATCGAGCGCGTCGAGCACAACACCTTCGAGCGGTAGCGGGTCAACCGTCACAACGTCCCCCGTATCCGGTTCAAATCCGAACCAACCTGTGCTCAACAGCAATCCGCAACCGATCTTGAACGGTGCGACAAACACACTTCCATCCGCGCCTGTTGCCAGTGTCCCGAAGGGAAACGGAATTGATCAGCAGACCCTTGGCCGTCCGGTTGCTTCAGTTCCCCTTCCCACGTCCAGGACGTACTAAATGGGGACATCATCGAATCCGCTTGATGCACTCGACGCACAGAATCTTGCGGCGCTCCAAGAGTCATTGAGCACCATGCAGGCTGCACAGGCGAACGGTGTGCCTAACATGCAGTCGAAGATTCAAGCCGCACAGGCAGCGATTACAGGGTATGGTGCAACACCGACAGCGGGTAGCACGTCTGGACAGATTGCACAATCCGTTTTGGGAGCAATCACAGACCCGGTCCCTGGCGCGGGAATAGGAAACGCGGTTATACAGTCACCGGCAGTACAGGCATTGACCGGGAAAGTGACAGACGCAACGGTTCTTTACGCGTCGCGTTTTATTATCCTGATCGTGGGGTTGATGTTGATTGCAGCGGGTCTGTTCACGTTTCGGACAACACAGAATGTAATTGCGGGGACAACGCGTGTGGTGAGGAAAGGTGCGAAAATCGCAGCGGGGACAGCATGAAAAAAATACTTGCATTATTGGTTCTAAGTTGTGCCGCAGTCGTTGCGCATGGTCAGGCGTGCTTTCAGGACACAACCGCAACGTTGACAGGGACAACTACAGATTCAGACAGCGTGCCGTGGGATAATGCTGCGTTTACAGCAACACTGAACACTCCGGGCGGATCACCTGCCATTGACAAAAACACTTCGCGTCCGGTTTGCCGACAGGTGACTGGAGTTTTGACGAGTGCTGGCGCGTGGACTGGAAACAGCATTGAACGTACAGATGCAATCATACCATTTGGTGCTTATTGGACGTTTTCAATTCAATCGGTGACGAGTGCCGCACCATCTGTGCTCAACAATGTGATCATCGCAGCATCGACGTTCAACATGGGGACGTACTCTTCGTCTAAGGTGACAGCTCCGCGATTTGTTACCAACAAATTTGGCGCATTCGGTTACAACGTAGTCGAAACGCAGCCAAACCCATGCATTGATTACAACCAATATCTTAACGTAACAACTGGCATAACTTATGTGTGCAATGGGGGAACATACATTGCACCCGTTCCGCCTGTCACAACGTCTCTGTTCGGTGACGGTTACATTACTATCATACCGAACACTCCAGCGGCTGGTGAGACAACGATTGGTCACACTAACCTGGCACAGTTGAACACTGCCAACATTTACTCTACTGGCACACAATCAATTCAGACCGGATCATCGACAACGATTGGTGAAACGATTGTTTCGCAGGGTACAGGCGTACCGGGATACATATCACAAACCAGCGGTGCGGGCGGCGGTCCGTGGGGGAGTCTATCTGTTTCGGTTGGTCAATACCTGTTGATGGTAACGGGCAACTATTCTACCACACCGCCAACAGACACTCTGGGCAACACGTTCACGCTGCTATCGAGTGTAGGCGGATGTTTTGGTGGATCAGGCGGCGGTGTCTGCGTATTCGGTGCGCCTGTAGTCCATGCTGGCACAGATCAATTTCGCACATCCGGTTACACAGCATTGGTGTCAACTTTGTCTAACATTAACCTGGCGAACCCGTTTGACACAGATGCATTTTCGTTTGAATTGTCACTTGTAACTGGCGCGAATCCTCTGTCTTATACAATCAACCCGACATCGACAAGTGATATGATTCTCTCCTATTTCTACATCAATGGTGGAGGATGCACAGGATCATTCACGGTGCCATCGGGATTTACAAACGAGTTTTCGCAGACGACAACACCGCTGAACATCAATGCACTGACATCTAACGCGGGAACCGTCACTGCAAACTGGACAGCCACGTTATCAACATTTCCGTGTGGTGCAGACAACTTCGCGGGATTGATTGCACTGCATTCTGCAAGCGGATTTGTGCAGGGTGCACCGTACGAAACATTTGTCAATGGATTGACGGGCCAGACAAATTCAAATGTTGATCAATACGGAAGATACCAAGACCCGCAGTCGGCTGGCTATCCTGGCGATTCGCCGACGCTGAACGGCGTCGCTGCTGGCGGTGCGACGGTATACGACACAACAAATAACCGTCTGGATTACTTCAACGTGGCGAACGGTTGGTCATTCCTGGTAGACAATGTGTATCTTACTGCACAGGGATTTGCAACCAATGCGGCGATTGGAACGGCTGTAACTGCTGCTGTCGCGTCTTTACCGGATGGCTACACAACACAGGAAACGGGCGGTGTTGCACCAATCAAGGCGATTGGAGTGCAGAGCGGGGCAACTGCACCAACAGGCGCTTGCACACATAACGGTCTCTGGAATTTTACAGCAGACGGCAAGGCCACTTACTGCAACGGCACCACGTGGGTCAATGTAAACGTTGGTGGGACACCTAGAACTTGCAACGCGAACGGATGCTACACAATTGCGTCCGATGGAACGTACGACGAAGACATTATTTCGCAAGCTATCTCGAACAACGCGACAACTAATCTAACGCTGCCCGCCTCGATTCCGACAGCCATCATGTCGAACGTATGCAATGATGACGGCGGACGCGTGCAATCGGGGAACACGCAGCCTGTTGGATCAAATTTTGTTGGTCTCACTGCACCATACACAGTGATTCAGGTTTTGTCCCCTGCGACTGGTGTGTCTGTGAGCTGTCACATAAGAGGGTATTAGATGCGGGATGATTGGAAGCAACTCGTATTGATTGCATACGTAATCACCACGTCTGTTTTGCTGCTGACGGGTGCAAGCGGACATCTCATTGGTCCGGAGAGCACAACTGCTGGTCATTTGGTTTCGTTTTCTAACACAACAGGAACAATGCAGGATAGCGGTACAGCGTTGAGTAACCTGGTAATTACCAACCCGGCAATTGCACAGGCTATCGTGCAGGCTGTGAACACAAATTTCTCCGTAAGTGGAAGTGGAACTGGAGTCGCGGACTTTTCAGGGATGCCACAATTCAAGTTGCCAGTTGTCCCCGGATATGCAGCATCGGCAAGTGGTGAGATTGGGCATGACTCAACGAATCACAATTGGCACGTCTGGCAAAATGCCGCAGACAATTTTATGGCATTATTCCCAACGGCAACGCCACCTACAAGTGGTGACGTGGCAGGCTTCCTCGAAACTGGAAACACTTGGACACTCGAAGACTTGGGAGCACCAATCGGCCTGGCGAATGCGAACAACTGGACGGCGGAACAGACATTCTCGAAGTCACCAACAGGATCAGCGCCGGGTACGCTGTTCAGCGGGACGCCGACCACGAGTTCACTTTACTATCCGGTTGTGTACATCAACGGCGGAGGAACAAATCCAACATGGTTTGCTGAAAGTCCCATGTTAGCGATCAACACACCAAGCAGTTACAATACAGGCGCGAGTGCATTCCAAGTAGCTGCTAATGGCACTAGCGTCTTTACTGTTACAAGTGGAGGCTCAGTTGTGGCCGGCGGATCGATCCAAACCGGAGGAAGCAAACAATTCCAATTTGGAAATAACGCTAATTTTTCAGGCGCCCTTGGAGTCATTAGTGTTGGAACAGGTCAAACCCAAGGCACAGGCGGCTCGCTGGTAGCTACGGCTTATGAATCTGGCGGCACAAAATTCACGGCCTCAGGATGCTCAAATTCGACGACCGTGGGCGGTGCGACAGCAGGGCAGTTTGCCTCCGGCACAACGGGAACCTGCACGGTAGTTATCACCATGAACGGTGCAACCGGATTCACGGCTAGTAATGGATGGGCATGTAGAGCCAATGATTTGACAACACCATCAAATTTAATAAGTCAGACAGGTAGCACGACCACAACTTGCACGATTCAAGGCACAACAGTTTCAGGTGACACAATCAATTTTTCAGCTATTGCATACTAAGAGGAACAAATGAAAAAGACATTGATAGCATGTGTGTTTTTGTTTGCATCGATGGCGCACGCACATATTCTGCTCACAAACGCGTACGGAGTTACCGGACCCACCGGGTTTGCGCTGCCGACTGCACCGAATGCAACGGCTACATCGAAGACGTTTGATTACCAGTCAAATTCTGCGTGCATAACGTACAGCTTTGGTACGGCAACGGTTGCGGGCGGACTTGATACAGGATTCACGGTGCTGGCGAACGCACCAACTGTGACGTTGTGCCTTAATCTCAGTTCGGGAGCATGGAGCGCTGGCATCACAAATGGTCCGCTGCTGACAAGCGGGACGCTGACAGGTGCGCAGTTGACATCTGCACAAACGGTGTATACTGGACCTCAAACGGCTCTGCGCGATGCTGCTGACTTCTTCGCGATGGGGACGTTCCTTCCTGGTACACAGCCTGATTTGTGGGGTGCGGGGGACTTATGATGCGACGGTTGGACTGGATTACACGGTTGGTGATAACCTTTTTTGTCCTGGCGTCAGTGGCGATGGCGCAAAATCTTGTCTCAAGTTCGCCGACTGTGAATTTCGGTGCTGTCGCTCCAGGTTCGACGCAGTCCGTAGCGATCAGTTTGACCAACAATGGGACGGCACCTCTGACCATTCAATCGATCACATTTAGCGCTGGATTCTCTGGCAATGGTATTGCATCGGGAGAGACCTTTTCCCCTGGCGGTGGATCAGGGTATGGCGTGACGTTCACCGCGCCTCAAACCGGCGGACCGTTCAATGGCACGATGGTTGTGACAAGCAACGGGCCGACACTGACGGTCCCGCTGACCGCGACGCTGACGGGTGGGACGCAGCCGACACAGCCGACGCAGCCGACACAGCCGACACAGCCGACGCAGCCGACGCAGCCGACAACGCTGTTTTGTGCGACTGATCCAAACCCAGCGTGCGGTGTGGTGCTTACCTGGAAAGCTCCACCGGCCCCGTCTGACGCTACGCTGGCTGTGACGGGTTACCACGTGTACCGAAATGTGCAAGGCGGAACGGCGCAACTAATAGGTGGCACTACAGCGACAACGTATACAGACAACACGATTCTACCGTCTACCACTTACACCTATTATGTGGTATCGGTTGATGCGGCTGGTACCGAGAGCGTACCAAGCAACACAGCACAGGTAATCGTTGCGGCTGCCCCGTCGATTCCGACTCCGCCAACGCCGCAGAATTTGACGGTGGAAGTTGTGGCGAGCGCTGACGTACCATCCAGCGTCACATACGGCGGATGGGCCGGGACAATGATTGCAATCAACGCTCCTAGCGGCACACTTATCTCTAGCGTTGTATGTGACGTTGGAAGATGCGCGAACACAGCACACTTGAAATAATGCACAAAAAGACTTGCGTTTTCTGCATGCGTGATACTATACTCTTGAGATGGAGGGTTTACGCATGACAGATCAGGATACATTGCAATTCGAGGTAGTCAAGCACGTAACGTTACCGCTGATCAAACTGGGCATTGAACCGTCATTCATCCGGTTCGATGGACCGATGTACCAATCGGAAAAGGCCACGCCTACACGTGCACGCAGCGACGGGGAAGAACCCAAGGGTGACAGGAAAGCGCCTCCGATTCTGGCGGAAGTGACAGACATGGTGCATGACATCAAGGGTCAGATGATCTGCAACACGGTCCTGGAAACTGAGCTTAAAAAGAAATACAAGGATGACTCTTACGTAGGTCACATTTTCCGCCTGGTCAAAACCAAGCTACAGGGCCGCGATTATGCGACGTTCGAGATCACGGAAGTAAAGCTGAAAACGGCTGCTCCTGCGACGGGGAAGAAGTAATCGTCGCGAGGGACGAGCAGATAGCGCGGTTCGGGTGGCGTGTCTGTAGCCCGAATTCGGGTAGCGTAGTTGTAGCCCGAAATTCCCTCAACAAACGTATACTGAAGAGGGAAATGGTGCCGGATGGTGACTGGGGAATGGCTGCCAATCCGGCACCTTAAACGTTTACAGCGTTAGTGCGATATAGATAATTTGCATAAGAATGGAGTGAAGATGGTGACATTTGAAATGTACCCTACATGGACGGTGATGTTGTGGGTTGGTTTGCTGCTGTGCATTGTCGGCAACCTTGTTTGGAATGCTCTGCCTGTGAGACGTAACGACAGAACGAATGTGTGTGACAACGCGGGAGATCATGCGAGGAAACGTGACAGATGATGGTGGGATCATCCAAAGGTTTATGGAAGCGACGCATATCAAGTTGGGCGTCGCTAAAATGGTTGACCTTTGGACGGGCAAAGGTGATGGCTCGTTTCGGGATGCGTATTATGCTTATCTGGATCACCTTTGCACTTGCGCTCATTGTGCTGATCATCCTGCTAACCTTTGCAAGCAAGGTTTGTCACTGTTGATTCTGACGCAGCCGGGTATGATTGATCCGCTGAGTACGCATGGCGCGGATGGGAGAACCAACGTATAATGGAATGCAACGTCTACAACATAGCTGTAGGACACGGTACAGGACTGATCAAATTGATCCTTGTGCATGACAACCTACCGTACGCTTTGATGGTTTTGAACCCGCAGGATGCGCAGAGACTTGCATCACAGTTGCTCTTGGCGTCGAATAAGTCGAGACGTTCGATCAACACGATTCTGGAACCGCACAAGGATGTACAGTAATGAAAAGCATACGTTGCCTAATCAATGACCATCAAAGCTGTGTGTCGAGTGATGTGTGTGACTGTGAGTGTCATGGATTCAAGCCACGTCATGAGCAGATGCAACAGGTACAAATGTTAGCAGATCACATGGAGCTGTGCTCGGTGTGCAGGACAAGCATGCTGGAGAAAATGTGTGAGATTGGAAAGACGTTGATGCATGGCGTGGACCGTGAGATACTTGGGAGATGAGATTCATTACCAATTCGGTGATTGTGGATGGACAGGGTAACTTGCCGATGAGACCGGATGGTAGCCTGGACGTGGATTTGTGCAGGCTGCGGGATGCAGGCGGAGTGTTCGCAAGTCATGTTGAATGGAGGGATGAGGAACAGAACAAATCTGTGCATGGTACGTATAGCAGGTATAGGGAAGGATGCAGATGCGACGAATGCTGTGAAATTGGACGGTTGGTCAACTATACACGCGCCTATCGCGCCAGAAAAGCACGTGCAAAACAAAAGGAGATAATACCAGATGGCTACAACGCGAGAAAAGACAATTGATTTTAAGGATGTGAAAATCAAACACGCGATGACTCTGACAACCAAACAGCACGACGATGAATGGCAAGCTACCATCGACTTTAATAAACAAACATATCAGGCAACCGCACATTCCGAATGGTTGGCGGTGAGGACCGTAACAAACATGCTTTTCAATAGAGAGTCGCTCTAGCGGTCGTCGGGTCTTCCTTTTCCCCCAAGGAATTAAAATTATTCCCCTTGACAACCGCAACCCCAATCTGCTATATAAATGGACGTAAAATAAATCTGATTTGCCCCTTGTAAAAATTGAAAATGAGCGTATACTATG